ATTTACAACTTTGTATTCTTCGTCGTTTTGCTTTATAAGTATAGCGTTTTCTAGAGTAGAATCTCTTTGTATTTTAACAAAAAATCTTCCTTGAAACTCTGGCTTTCTCTTTATTGTTTTTTGAAAAATCTCTATAGATAAATCAGTAGCATTCGCATCGAACAAGCCTATAAAAGAAACATCTTGAGATTCTAGTTTCTTTTCAAAATTTACTCTGTAAGCGGCAGGTTGTAATTCTGGTTTATATTGTATATTAGCTATTTCGTAATGCTTAGTTTCGTTTCTGCCATCAGACAGTACTAAAGTTAAATCATTTAGCTGATGCACTGGTACAGCTGTAGCTCTTTCATCTCCTGAACCTCCATATATAGTTTGCCAGTCTGGGGCTTTTATATCTATATACCCACCGTCCTCTGTTGGCCAACCGCCACTACTAGCAAATATAGATCCATTACCGCTGCCGCTAGCATTTTGTCTATTGAGCTTGCCTTTAGATACATTTTCTTCTTTTATAAAGTCAGGTGCTTCGTTTTCTATTGCTAGTATTTTGTATTTAGCTTCTTCTTCAACAAAGTCATCTTTGTCGTGTTTCTTTTTTAGGATAATAAATGTATCTTCTTGAACTTTGTTTCTTTCAGACGATGGAAATGACAACCATACGTTACCATCTTCAGCAGGATAATGTCTATCCATAGCTAAATTGTAATAAGGCTGTGAAGTTTCTTTTATGTAATACTTATATGTTTCGGCCCAATGTGGTATAGGGCTCTTTATTCTAGCAGTAAAGAAGTTTTTGTTTGGAGCAAAGCCTTTGTTTAGCTTTACAGACCCACTAGTGTCTGTCAATACAGGTGTTTCTCTTCCATACTTGTCTCTATATACAACTCCTAGTTGGTATGTTCTCTGAGACTTTATAGATTTACTAGGCTCTCCTACGCGAGCTGGATTGCTTCTGGCATTAAAAGCAAACTTTATAGATATATCTTCTACATCATTAATGTTTTCCTTTACATCGTAGTTTTCTACGTAGTTACCTAATAATAATCTGTTGCCTGAAACAGCTAAAGCTTTTGCTTTTTTAGGTACATTATCAAAAGGTCTAAGTATTTGATTAGATGGTATTACTTTGTATATTAATTCTGAATCTATTTCTAGTCTTCCTTCGTAAAAATCTGGATATGCTGATGACTCAGAATACTCTGGATCAGTAGCTTTAACACTTTTTACTACATATATATTATTACTGACAGAATCTTTGTAAAGTATGTCAACTTCAACAACACCGAAAGGAACTTCATAAGCCCAATTAACTATTTCTAGCTTTCTAAGCTGATTAACCATTCCTAAGTTATATCCCTTTTTAGGATCATAATCAAAATCGTCACCTATAAAAGCCACTTCACTAAATGGAGATATAGTAGAGTATTCACCATCTTTATATTTATATCTATGTGCAAATCTAACGAACTTAGTTTCAAATAAAGCTGGTTTTTGTATTAACTCTACTTTCCAGTTCTGTACATTTTCTTCTATATTTTCACTTATAGAGTCTATATTTATTTTGAATATTTTTGGATAAGCTTCGTATGTTTCTACTATAGAAGCTATTATTGCAGAGTCTTCGTCAGCAGCATCTTCATCAGCTGTCAAAAGCGTTATTTTAATTTTGTCACCTTCCCTAAAGTCTGGAGTTGTACCAGATATTATTATTTCACTATCAACAGGGTTAGGTAGTGGACGGTTTAAAGCAGAGTCAGCTGTACCATCGCCATTTTGATCCGTATATTCTCCCGTTGGTAATGGTTCCCAGCTATCTTCAGTAGTGTCTAGATATGTAAAAGATTTATTGTAAAGTGTACCAGATATAGCGCCATCTCTAGTGGTGTTGGCCATTTTTAACCTAGGCGCAAGTAGTGGACCTTGTTTTATAACTGTGCAATGCTCTTCTTTAAAATCAGCTCCATTTACTTGTGTATGTGTCCAAGTATTATTAGTATATGTTTTCCAGTCAGTAATTTTTATTCTCTTTGGCTCTGTTTGATTATCAGTCCAAATTAAAAAATCATCTAATATTTCTATTCCAGTTATTAAGTTGTTTCTACTAAAATTAAGTATTCTATTAGTGTCTACGAGTACAGGAGTTACACTATTAGTTTCTTGATTATATTCTATAATTAAACTTTTTGTTTGACTCTCAACAAACCAGTATATGCACTCAGTTTCGTCTCTTCGTATTGCTCCAACACAAAAAGCATTATCACCTAAATTAGCCGCAATACTATTAGTATAAGGCAGCTTATTGCCTAGTATATTTTGCAACGATCCAACGTCAGATCCCTCCGAAGTTGACACTTGAACGTTTAGTGCATCTCTATATTGACCATTAGGAACTAATCTTTCGTCGAGGTCTTTATTCATCTTACCCCCACTGAATGTTCTTTTTAATTCTGGCATGTATTAATGTTTAATTATTTTAGATTTGTTTTTCATTATAAGATTTATCTCTTCTATTTTCAGATTAGATAATCTTAATTTAGCCTGTCTTATAGCAGCTCTTCTTTCCTTTTTAAATCTAGCTACTACATACTCTGGAGTGTTTACTCTAGCTGCAAGTATCGCATGTGCTATGTATTTATATATAGCTTCTTCAGCGAACTTATGAACTCGCATTTCATCTTCAGTCCCAAGACCATCGCTTATATATTTTATAGTTATTATTTTGCCATTCAAGTCTGAGCTAAAGAAAGCATACCCTCTGGAATTATCTATAAAAAACAATCCATTAAATTGAGCGTGCTCAGGTGTTAAGCCATACCTTCTGCCCTCGGCTAATGTAGCATCGGTGTCTGGACCACTTACGTTTTCTACTGTGTTGTCGTTGTCGGAGTTAGCTTTAAATGCTTTCCAAGTTTCAGAATCTTCAATTGTTAGTAATGTGTCGTCGTCTCCGAATACGTAATTATAATCACCGTCTTGTAGTATAGCGTTAGGGTTACTAGTTTTTCTTGCTGGATATATTATTCTTTCTACGCCTGCATTATCTTTCCAAGAGAACTGCACATAATTAACATAGTCGTGCGGTAACTTCATTTTTAAAGAAGGTGGTATCTCTATCTCTTGAGATTTTTCAGACTTCAAAGTATCGTAGCTAAATTCTTGTATTGCTCTTTGAGCATGAAAGTTTATATCTGGTATTTTTGCTTTAGATATTATTTTGCCTTCACCAACATAAGCAACTCTAAAGTTGTTCGTTATGTCTCGCAAACCTATATATTGATAGTTACCTAATTGATCGTCAACGTTTATTTCTCTTACTAATATCAAAGCTCCACTAGCTGGAGCAGTCGTAAATGTTAATGTTCCTGATAAGTAAACGTAATCACCGTTATCTACTTCTGTGCCATCGACAAAAACATCAATGTCAGATTCTAGTAATGGCGCGGGGCTAAAGCCTAAAACAAAAGCTGTAGTTGATCCATCACCCGTAAATTTTTTACTATTATCGTAATACTGTTGTTGTGTTCCCTTGAATAATGCCATTTCTTATTGTTTTTCTTGTTGAATGTTCTTAGCTTCTTCTGTTGCAGCTATTTGATACAATTGTGGATCTCGTATTACTACACCAGCAAGCGATAATATTTTTAAAACTAATTCAGTTTCTTCCGCAGCATGCAGCTCGAAGTTTATTGATGTTGTTGGATTATATAGTGCCTCGTCATTAATTATAGTATATCCCCAGTAAACGTCCACCGGTTTTTTTATATAATTAATATTAGTACCTATTATACCGTCGCCATACATAACTATACTATTACTTTGTATAGTGTATAGAGGTCTAGTTTTAGTAGGAGCAGTTAGCGGCGAATTTAGATATTGCCGTAACTCACTATGGCTCATGTGTTGAGCTTCTATTATTTGAGTAGTGTTATCTATAGATACTCTAGCGAACACAGCTCCTAGCCTATATACCTCTAGCACGTCTAGATCTGCGTTGGTGGCTGGTGCGTTTACTATAGAGAATTTTTCTATTTTTTCTTCGAGCATATCGACAGGATCGGCATGTATCGTGTCATTGCCTGGTAATCTTAAAAACTGATTAAGATCATAAAAATACTGCTCGAATATATCTAACTGAGCTTGATTTGCAAGGGTGTTGAATTCTTGCGGAGTTATATAGCCTCTCTGCTCTTTATTAGCTATAGCTAAAACTCTTAGATAAACTGTATTTATATTTACTGCCATAATTTCTTTTTATATAGTTTGTGGCCACCTACACAGATGACCACATCCTATAAGTGACTATTAATTTAGTTTCTTTTCAATAGCATTGAATACTTCAACACCTTCATCTGTTTTAAACCATGCGGCTAGTGCAGAATAGGGTTGTTCTTCAAATGGTACGGTAAATAATTTTCTACCGTTACTAGCCCACTTAAACACTCTGTTGTTGTCAGCTAGTTTTATAATGTTTGCCTCAACGGCTTTTACTCCAATGTTTCTTAGTTGAACATTATCATCTTCGGCTAATTCTATGAAAGCTTGAGGATTATTTCTAGCAAACACTAGTATATCTCTTTTTATTTCTTTAGAACTCATCTTAGACACTTTAGAGCCTTGCTCTACTCTTAGTATAGCTTCAGAAGCATCAACATCTAGGCTTTGTGCCAAGTTTAACGCTGCTATTTCTAGCTCTATCCAATCTACTTGATTATCAGCTATCTTTTCAGGAGCGAACTCTTTGTATAACGAGTTTAGTCTTGGATGATATACCGAAAGAAGCAATTGCAATGCTTGGTTTTCTTTAGGAACAGTTAGTTGGCCATTTCTAAAAACTATATGACCTAGCGTAGCTGTGCCTTTTTGTTCATCTACGAATGGAGATGGATTGTTAGTGGCATATCTAAGTTCTCTTTGATAGCCCTTTTCTTCGTCAAACCACATTAGTGGTTTTCTTCTTGAATGTCTAGAAGCTATAGTTGCCGCTACTGGTGACATTCCTTCTTTGAGTACATAAACTCTATCTTTTAGTTCCCAATCTTTGGGTTTTGTAAATTCCATGATATAATATAATTTAAAAGTTTTAAAAAGTAAATATTACCCCCGTTATTAAAACGAGGGTAATTATTTACATTAATTGCTGTTATGATTTGAACAATACGAAGTTGTTCGCAGCTTGTACGCATAGACATCTTTCTGATAAGAAGTTTACTACCATCTCATCAGCGTCAGACGTAAAGTTTCCACCTACAGATCCAGTGATCCAAGATTTCATTCTTCGGTCATCAGCTTCACTCGCTCGGTAACGAACGTGTAAGAAAGGTCTAGAGATGTTCTTACCTAAAGACTGATCGTAAACGGTAGAAGTACCAGCCGGCACCATAATACCTTCGATGTCTCCGATTAATCCTCGAGTAGTAGCATCGTTTAAGTATTTCCAGTCAGACTTGTAGAAGTCGTAAGAACCTCGTCTGAAACCAGAGAAACCTAAGTTAAGAGCCATATCTTCAGAGTTGTTAAACACTCCATAAGAAGTACCACCAACACCGTAGTTGTTTTGAGCAGCTAACATTTTGTCGATCTCTAGAGTTGTAGCTCTATTTAAGAACATCATGTTTTCCTCGATAGCACCTTGCTTGTCAAGCTCTTGCAATATAGTGTCAAAAGTATCAAGACCAGTGTGAGCTCCTGCAGCTACTTGATTAGTTGTACCAGCAGTGTTAACTGTGTCAAAATCAGTGTCGTTATAAACGATACCTCTTGAAGTTACTGCAGCAAATAAACCTTCAGTACCTTGAATATCAAAGTTTCCAGTTCCAGCGAAAGTAGCAGCAGCTTTTTCACCTTCAACCATCATCATTTCGATTTGATCTTCAAAACGTAGACGAGCTTCGTGCTCAGACTTCATGTACCATAAGTATCCAGAAGCACCATTCTCAGTAGTTACTTCAACCCAACCGATTTGAGCAGTATCAGAACCATTAACTTGGTATCTGTCACGCATGATAACCGGTCGATTTGAGAACTGTGTGAAAGAAGCATCGATAGAACCAGTGATTCCTGAAGATCCTTTCTTGTACTCAGTACCATATACAAATAACTTAACGTTGTCTCCATCAGCGAATACAGTACCAGTGTCTAGTGCAGCTTGAGTGTAAGGTGCAACAGTGATAGTTGTAGCAGCTGTAGCGTTATCAACAACGATACATTTCAACACTTTATCAGTATTGCTTTCGTGAGCAATGATAATAGTGTCATGGTTTTTGATTAAGTGTCCACTTGGAACAGTAACAGTGTTAGCACTTGCGTCTAATACGTTTACTGCTTCTCCTGAAAGAGCGTCGTCATATGCAACGTGTAATCTTCCTTGCTCTGACCAAATAACTTGATCTGAAGCTAAAGGCATCTCAGCTCCAACCATTCTTAAGAATCCGTTGATTGTACGTTTTCCGTATCTTTCAACTTCTTTCTCATAGATTTCTGGTAAGAATTGAGCTGCAAATGTTCCTCCTCCTGACGCTGAGTCAAAAGAAAGGTAATTGTCTCCCCATAGGGATTTTGTTGGGCGTGGAGTTATGTGATTTAACTCAGCGCCAGTTCCTGCTAAAGCCATAATTTTGTTTTTTTAATTTTAAAAGTTTAAGTAATTTTGTTTGCTGGTCTATTTTGACCAATTTTAATTTTAAAATCAGAAGATGACTCACCGGATATAGCTCTAACTTTCATACTATTAGGATTAGTTTCTGCTGCTAAAGTACCTCTAGGCGACATGTCGACATTCTTCGCTTTTGACATACTTTCTTTTAGTGCATCTGCTTTTCCTTGCTGGTAGAAATGATTAGCTACTACATCAGGGTTCATTGCAGTAAATAAAGACTTATGATAACCTTTAGCATCTTCGATTTTACTAGTTTCCTTATTAAGAAACTTGTTTACAAAATTTCCAATGTCCATTTGGTTTTCTTTAACACTACTTGTATCTTTAACATTCAATCTAAATCTCTTGTCTCCTATGCTGTATTCAAAACCTTTGAATCCATCAGAGAAAACTTCATTAGTCTTACGTTTAAAAAACTTAGCGTTGTCTTCAGCTACTGTCTGATTTTTGTTGTAACGGTTGAAAAAATCCATAGCCTTTTGTTGTTCCGGGTTTAACCTAGAACCAGCTTTGATTTCATCATAGTATTTAGACTTTAACCCGTCTAGGTGGTTTTTAGCATTTGCAACTTGCTCTTTTAATGCCAATTTCTTTCTTTTTATATCTCGTTCTTCGTCGAGGTCCTCGTCATAAGAATAAAGGTCTTCCATTACAAAAGATCTTTCTTCGTCAGTTAGGTGAGGTTTGGTTTGTTTGAAGTATTCGTTCAATAAATCATTATCACTCATTTTTGAGTAATCTTTATTTAATTCAACATAATCTTCTAAAGTTCCTCCAGTTTCATCCATAAAGTCAACAACCTTTTGAATGTTTTCAGGAAGCTTAGTACCTTCTTCTTCAGCTTTTTCTATAGCTTCTTCTATGTCCTCTTCTAGCTTGTCTACTACCTCTTCTTCTGTTACTTCTTCTAAGGCTATCATCTCCTCTACAGGTTCTTCAGCCACAGGTTCTTCAGTAATCTCTTCCGCGGGTTGCTCCGTAGTAGTAGATGGTATCTCTACTTTAACAACGTCATTATCAACTTCTGTGTCAACTTTTTCGTTTTGTCTTAGATCTACTTTAACAGTACCGTCTTCAAGAACTTCGTTTTTAGTTTTAGGTTCTTCAGCTTGAGGTGTTTCTTCAACAACCTCTTCTTGTTTTACGTCGACGACCTCTTCGACCGTTTCGACTTTCTTTTTTTTAGCCATAATAAAATATTATAAAATTGTATAGTTGTAATTATCTTGGATCAAAAGCGTTTAATCCAAAACCGCCACCCATTATATCATTACCCGATGACTCGAAGTTTTTAGGTGGACTTTCTTTTTTTCTTTGATCTATTAATTCAGACTGTTGTGTTGCTTGAATTTTAGTTCTTTCGTCTTTACGATCTTCTTTTTGTGATTCACGCTCTTTTAGTATTTCAGTTTCCATCTGCTTAATTTGCATATTTAGCTGAAACTCGTGGTTCATTAGCTCTTTCTTAAGCATAGCTTCCTGCTGCATTTTTTGCATCTCCATTTGGATTTTGCTTTGCTCCACTTGTATCTTGCTTTGAGATAAAGCTTGATTTTTCTGTACTTCTGCTTGAGCAGCTACTTGCTGTGCTTGCGCGTTTGCTTGAGCTTGAGCTTGAATATTTTGCTGCTGCATTAATTGGTCTTGCTGCTGTTTCTTTTTTCTTCGTATTTTTAATACTTGATTAGCTAGCTTTATATTTTTAATTTCTCTAACGTCTATAGCGTCTTCTAACTCTATGCCGTTTCTAGAAAGTGCAACTTGGATGTTGTTCTCAAGCATTTGTTTTTGCTCGTCGTCTGGTGTTAGTTCTATAAATATACCGAAGTCGTATAGATGCAAGTTGCTCATCTCAGAAAGTGTTGCTACGTTGTGACCACCTATTTTCTGTATAAAAGCATCCCTTGTTGGTGAGTACTCTATAATATCAGATATTCTAAGCGATATGCATTCTGCTAATTCAGCCGTTAGAAATAATCCACTTTGTAGTATATGCCTTGTAGCTGTATTTGAATTTGCTGCAGCCATTTTTTGTATACCAACTAAAGCGTTCTTATCTGGAGTACTACCATCACGCGCCTCGTTCAATCCGGTGACATCTCTTATCATTTGTAGGTAGTAGTTATATGTTTGTATCAGTGAAGCTAATTTAGCTCCTCCTGAGCCGCTCTGTATCTCCTGAATAGGCACTTTACCTGGATTCATATCTCCGTCAGCAGTCATTGATCTACCAATTATACTACCTGTTTGGAAAAACATGTTTAAAGCCTCTTGTGGATTGTAGTTTGTTCCGTTACCTAAATCTATTTCAGCTAAGCCATCAGCGTCTAAGTATATACCATCAGGTATCATGCGTGACATCACTTGTTGCAGCTTTAAATGTGTAAGCTGTATCATGTCAGCAAAGCTAGTAGTTCTACTAACTAAAGATTCAATTTTACCTTTGTACATTCTAGGTGCTACTACCGAATAGTTCATTTTAACCTTAGTGTAATCACTTTTAGGTCTCATCATATTCTTAGCTAGCTCCCACTTTAACAGCTGGCTTGTACCTAAAACTAATGCTCCTTCGTATAAAACCTCTATTTGCTTAGACATTTTACCAAATCTTTCCTCTAGAACTTCATTAGGTGGATTAAATTGATCGTCTTTAACTATTACTTTACTGGCTCCTGTGGCAGTTTCTTTTACTTTATATACTTCGTTCGCATAAGTCTTGAAATTAAAATACAACACTTGAACTTGATTTCTATCTAAGTTAGTAGACTCGGCCAGACTTCTATTGTAAAAACCAGTAGACTGATAACCTTGCTTACTCATTTTTTCCAAATCATCATTAGTTAAATCTGGAAACTCTTTTTTAAGCTCATTTATTGGTACTGTTTTTATTTCACCTATATAGTATATATCGTCAAAATAAGGAGACTCAGTGTATGAGTAAACTATATTCGCTGGATCAACGTATTCTACTTTTACTCCTTCAGATTTTGTAAATGTATTTTTTATAGCTCCAATTCCTATAACTGTTAAATCATAATTAACTCTTTTCTTTATTAGCTCATACCTATTACCTTCTAATATAGTGTTTATTGCCTGCTCTTCTGCTATCTCTACTGCTTGCTTGTAGTTTAATTGCATGTGCAACTGTAGCTCCTCTTCGCTGTCTGGAAGTTGATCAGGAGGAGTACTAGCTATAGTAACACCAAAAGCTTCTTGAGCAAACTCATTAAGATCCCTAGTTTTCATATCAGCAATTATGTCCTCCATGTATTTAGTTCTTTTAGAAACTCCATAAGGATCTTGTGAATATGCTTTTATATCAAATGTTCTCTCTGATATTCCGTTGACTACTATGTCAACAAATTTAGGTATAATAGGAATAGGTTTCCAGTCTAAGTTTAAGTAACTTAAATCGCCATTAATCGACAACTCGTCTTTGTATTTTTGTATTGATTGTTCTCCTCTAGCGTACAAACGTAGTTTGTGGAAGTTGTTTTGATTGCTAGCAAATCTATTTGTACCGGTGTCTCTTTTGAACCACTCGTACTCAATAGCCTTACCAACTTTAAGTCCATACTCTTTCGAGACTTTCTCTATGTCACTAACAACTTGACTAGGAAAATAATGCGATGTAACTGACTCAGCCATATTATCTTTCTATTAGTTTTGAATTTAAGCCTTTATTTTTATACTTGGCTATACTTAAGTTTAATTTTTTTCTCTCTATATTTTGCTTTGGTGAATATAAATGCCTATTGCAAGCCATTATTGCTAGACCTGAGCTAATAGATGCATCGAATTTAGTTCTTCTAGTTATATCGAACTTTGCCCAATCGTTTAAAGTGTCGTTGAATGGCATAGAGCCAAAACTTTCGTTCTTTTCGCCGACATGGTCATTTATATACATTTCTATTGCTGCCGCGTGTGCTTGCTTTATATCTTCACTTGAGTTCGGCATACCACCTATCTCTCTTTCTGTTACAGACAACTTATTCCATACTTTATCTGGTCTATTCATTGAGAAGCCTCTGTAACCTCTTCTCTTGAAATAATAAAGTAATCTAGGCTTATTGTTCTCTGCTAATATTGGCATGCCGTAAAATATGCAAGCCATAAGAACGTCTTCGAAAAATATCTCTGCGGTTTGTGGTCTTGCTATGTATTCTAAAAAGAACTCGTTAGCTGGTGCGTCTTCCATACTAAACTTTGTAAGGCCATGTAGCGATCCTTTAGAACCTCTACCGTCTACTGTACCAGATATATCGTAAGAATCACACCCAAACGCTCCTATATGCTCGTTGCCAGGGTGCTTAACACCATTTTTTATAACTATTTTGTTTTGTAACGCTACTTGAGGCACCCAGTTTATTTTAAATCTACCTTTTTGATTTGGTAAAAACATTACTTTAGTGTCTTTTACTCCATTCAACCACTGAAAGTTACCAACGTTTAAATCAACAGTTTCTTCGTTGTAGTCTATTTGCTCATATATTTTGGTTAAGTTAAATATACTGTTTTTAGTTTCGTCTCTGAAAGCGTGTTCTTCAGTTCTAGGAAACTGTCTATAGAATTCGTTTAAAGCGTCTTGATCTGACTTTAAACCCTCTGCTTCATTTTGCCAGTGACTTAATACACCAACGTCTATTAAATCTCCTTGTGGGTCAAGAACCTCTTGTTCAGGTGTTTCGAACACAGGTATTCCATAAGAATCAATGAATCCTTCGTAGTTCCATTCCATAGGAACGAACAAAGAATAGAGGCCCGAATTTGTCTGTCCATTCCTGTTTCGTTTTGTAACATCTGAATCATAATAAAGTTTTTTAAATTCATTACCACCTTTGTCTAGCGCGTTGCTAGTTGAACCCATCATACATTTACCGATAACTCTACTACCTAATCTAAGGCAAGTCTTTGTAACTCGCCAGTTATTAAGTATATTGTTTGGTTTGTCCCACTTGCCACTTTCATCATGTACTAACAGTCTTAATTTTTCACCATCATAACTGTTGTCGCCAGTGTTCTTCCAATCTATGGTTGTATCCAGTCCATCGAGTTCCTCAGGTTTGTCGGTGCTAGTAATGTTCCGTCTTGTAAGTTTAGAAGCGGGGACTCTGTACGCAAGCTCGGTCTTTGGTCGGTCCATCCCGTCCTGTATTGGTTTAAAAAAGAATGGATAATTGACTGATATTGGTACAACTTTATCTGTGAACATTTTCTTGGCGTCTGGTCCAGATTTGGACAGTATTCCGAATCGTGCATCTGAACTAATAGTTGCTTGATTAACAGTTTCTCCTGACGCCATAAATGAGAATCCTGATCGACGATTCTTAAGATAGCACATTCCATAAGACCTCTTGTCTGCTTTGCATGCTTCCCAGAATATATAGAACAATCTATTGGCTTCCCTAAAGTCTGGGTTACCGACATCAATCTTTGACCATTGAAGGTACATATAGTGAGTACCAGTAATATAAGTAGGCTTACCATTGTTGTAAAACCAAAAACCTTCTTCTCTTTTTTTAAATTCGCTTTCAATATAATCTATGTATTCGTTTTTAAATTCATTTGGTAGTTCTTTCCAGTCAAATATGGTTTTCACTCTATTAAGTTCCTTAGGATAAGGAGTCACCTCCCATTTATCACTTTTAAACTTATGAGCGTTATTTATTGGTGGTAAAGCTATTTTTAGGTTTTGTATTTCGTATATTTCACCTATTTTACCAGTTTTACTTATGACTATAATGTCGTGCTCTTTATTGTAACCATATTCCCAGCGCTTAGCTTTGTTTAATCTTTTTATTGAATTAATAGGTACGTGATCGTCAACTATTCTATATAAACTCTGCTGATACATTATTTGCTCCTCCT